GTCTGATTTGGTTATTTATGAATGTGATACACGTATTCCATTACATCGGAATATTACAACTCATTTTTTATTTGATGATGAACATTTAGATTGCAAATTAATTAGATTTATGGGAGTTTCGAATATTGGAGCGTCAGCAATAGAGAGGAGTGCACAGATTAATGATCCTATGTTACGTTTTAAATTTGCCATTGGAAATCAAAAATGGTTAATTGCTAAATGTTTTTCATATAATGTACCAACTACCTTTGGTGATTGTGGTTCAGTTATTTTATTGGAACAAAATCAACCAAAGATAATTGGTATTCATATAGGATCATATAACATGGGTGGACATCAATCAGGAACAGCAACTAGAGTTACGCAAACAATATTAAATAGTGTTTTTGCTAAAATTGGGTCGGCGTTTGAAGGTGATTATGAATCAAGAACTATAATCTCGAAACCATTGGAATTTGATTTAGTTGAGAGTAGAGATGAGCGTTTGAAAGATGGTTTGTTTGATATAGGTTTCTTGAAAGGAGTAAAATCATACCCAGTAGGTAAAACCACTATTAAGAAAAGTCCATTATTTGATAAAATTGTAGAGCATACGACCGCTCCATCTATTACTAACATTTATGATAAAAGATTAGGAGAAAGAGATATCATGATTGAAGGATTGAATAAATATGGATCACAACCGAAAAGAATGAAGAAGGAGTTGTATGATGTTTTAGTAGAATCTTTTCGTGATGATTATAATATTCCATCAAATATAAAAGGAGAAGTTATTTCTTTGGAAGAAGCAATAAATGGTAGTGATCGGATTGGCGGTTTAGATATGACAACATCAGCAGGATATCCTTTTTCATTATTGGGAATGGGAGGTGAAAAACGTAAACTTTTCGATTTAGTCAATGATAAATGGGTACCAAATAAAGCTTTACAACAAGAAATTGATTTTTTAGAACAGTGTATATTAGATGGTAAAGTACCTTTTTATCCTTGGGTGGATTGTTTAAAAGATGAGAGGAGAACACTTGACAAGATTGCGGCTTGCAAAACTAGAATCTTTTCAGCAGCACCAATAGCTCTAGTTTTGTTACAAAAACGTTATTATGGTTTATTTTTACAACATATGAATGCTATCAGAATTAAAACTTTTAATAGAGTAGGAATGAATAAGGACTCAATAGAATGGAATGATCATTATCATCATTTAAATCAAGTTAATGATAAAGGATCAGATGTTGATTATGAGAAGAAGGATGGCAATAATCGTATTGATAATGTTGAGCATTTTTATGATTGTGGAGATAATTGGTATAAAGATCAAGGTGTAATTTTTGGTGAATATGAAATATTGGTTAGAAAGTTTTTGAAAGAAGTTGAAACACATTCACATCATGTTTATTATAGTAAAAAAGATAAGAGATGGAAAATATATCAATTGAATGGTAAAACTAATTCAGGAACTTTAATAACTATTAATATGAATTCGCATACGGATGAGCTCGATATGCGTTTAGCTTGGCTTTTGCTCGCAGGTCCAGAATATCAGGACATTTATTACTATAGGCGTTTTGTTAGAACAGCAATTGTAGGAGATGATTTGGTTATAACAATATCGCCACACGTTCAAGAGTGGTTTAATATGAATAACATAGCGAGAGTTTTATTGGATGAAGGTTCTATATTATCAGCAGGTGATCACACAACAGAAATTAAAGAAAAACCTTTGGAAGATTGTGTGTTTTTAAAAAACACAACAGGTGAATTTGCTGGTTATAAGGTACCACTCATGGAAATAAATGCTATGTTAGAACCAATTAATTGGATTAGAGAATCAGAATTTATGGAAAGTGAAGATCAAGCTTGTGAGGACAATTGTAATGCTGTGTTACGTAATGTATTTTGGTATGGACGAACCTCATTTAATAATGTTCGTAATGCTATAAAAGGAATTAAGCCAGAATACAGATTATTGAGTTTTGGGCATTTACAAGAACAATTTTTTAATAATGGACTGATTGAAGATCCATTATCTTTAAGCGAAAGAAGATCGAAACAATTATAATTTATTTATTTACTTTATTTATTTAATCTTTGTATATTTTAATTATTTTATTTTATTTTACTTTCCCTTAGGGAGATTTTAATTACAGCTAATAAACTAGTTATTCCTTTATTAAGATGAAACAATTTTTATTAGCATTAATTATTGATTTAATTATGGAAACACAAACAACAAATATAATATCAACACAAAATGAACCAGCAAATAAAACGACTACATTGGATGAGACTTCACATCAAGTGGATTCACGTTTGGGTACTCATATGGTTAACCCAGATCCTTCGAAAGTAGTCGTTAAAGATCAAAAAGCACATTTATCATCTTCCAGAGCTGATCGACATTTGGATGATGTTAATTGGACTTTAGAAAAACAACTAACTAGAAATAATTATGTTACAACTTTAACATGGGACACAACACAAACTGTAGATACCGTTTTAGGTACGTGGGATGTTCCATTTGGACTTTTAAATACAACATTAGCAACAACTCCATTTACTCTTTATAATTATTCAAGATTTAAATTTGCTCGTATACATTTTCAAATTCAAGGAACGCGTTTTGCAGCCGGTCGTTTAATTGTTTACTTTATACCAACATGCTTACCAACTTATCGTATTGCTGAAGGCACTTTAAATGATACAAGAAAAAATAGATTTTTATTGCAACATATGTTGCTTGATCCATCTTTAAGTGAACCAGGTGATTTTATAATACCATTTACTTTTAATAAGGGTTGGTTGAATTTAAGTGAACAAGATGCGTTGGGTCAGATGCGTTTGGCGGTTTGGAATCCATTACAAGTAGCAACTGGAACTAGTTCAGTTGTTACTATCAAAATGTTTGTTACTTTATTAGAAACAGAATTTAGAATACCAGTTAATAGTTCACCAAGTACATATATTTCACAATATTCACAATTTCGTAAATATTTTGAGCGTGAGCGTGAAGGAGTTTCAGAAGCAGCTTTATTAACAGGCTTATCAAAAACATTAGATGAAGGAACAAAAGCTCTTTTACCTTTTGCTCAAATTATTGACGCAGTTGGCACAATTTTAGATAAAAAACAAATTAGAGTACAATATCCACCATTAGTTTCAAAAGATCAACAATTTTTAACTTTTATGAAAGGTGATGAGTATGTTGAAGGATTAACATATCATTGCGATGAAATGCAACTTACCGACAAAGAACATTATGGTACTGATATTAGAGAGATGCGCATGGATTATTTCTTGAAAGAGAAATGGAATTGGGTGCAGAGAGGACAGTACGCAGTTGATAGTGCAACCGGTAGTTTTATTTTCGCAACGGATGTAGGTCCAATGGCTTTAGTACAACCAACTGATACAGAATTGAATACCATAGATTTTTTTGCTAGGAGATTTGCTTATTGGCGTGGAGGATTTAAATTTGGCTTTGAGTTCGTAACTTGTCCATTGCATGAAGGAAGAGTGACAGTCGTTTTCCAACCGAATGTACCAGCTGGTTCAGCGGTTCCAAACTATAATATGGCTCAATCCCAATATATGGCAACTTTTCAGCTGAAAGGTGGCCAAAACACATTCGTAGTAGATATACCTTATTTATCACAAACACCATATCGTAGAGTATATAATGGATGGAATGTGGAGAAAACAGAAAAATATGCAGATTTCTTTGGTGGTTCAATGTGGTTATTAGTTGACACACCTTTAAAAATAACAAGTAATTTACCAACAACAATAGATGTTAATATGTATATAGCAGCAGGTGAAGATTTTGAATTAGTCGTCCCAACTTTTAATAATTCTACAATAGCAACACTTCAACCATTACCATCTCCACCACCACCAATAAGGGAAGGTGTTAGAGAATCAATGGAAATGGAACCAATTTCTTTTAGTGATTCACCACGTGATGCGAATTCAATAGTTTTATGTGCTGAGAGTAGATCTAAAGTTAGTGATCCACAAGTTAAACATTTTGGAGATCACGAGCATGATTTACAACAGATGATGAAGAGATATAATAGCACATTTGCTGGAGATTACACATTACAACAATTTATAGATAATGGATATATAACAGATACACAAGCTTTAAATATATTAGAAGGAACACCATTAATGATTTATTTGAACGGAAGCACTTTACAAGCTGACGAACAAAATAAGTATTTATATGGTCGTAACTTTTCATCAGATATTTTACCAATTTTTAGATTAAGTAGAGCACCATTAGTTCATAAAATTAAAGTTAATGGTGTAGGTTATGGTTATCTTACTTATTTACAAGAAAATATTTCAACAGCAGTAACGGGAAATGAAATGCAACAACTTAGTAGATTTTTCCCAAACTCTGCATATGTTTTCGACGATTCAATAGTAGGAGGACCCAATATGCCATTAGTTTATGTTTCACCAACACACACAGCAGAATTTAAAATACCATTTTTATCTAATAGAGCAACAACATTAGTTTATAAAGCATATGATTTTGAATCAGAATTTGATGATTTTGATAATACAGCTTTAGTTATGGCGATTTATGGTATAGCTAGTTTAACTCAACAATTTTCAATAACAGTTTTTACTTCATTTGCTGATGAATCAACATTTGGTTTGTTTGCAGGATTACCAAAAGTATTTTTTGAGACTTTTGATAGTAATTCATTATTTCCAGATGGTTGGATTAGAACACCACCACCACCAATAGAAAATAAAAAGAAAAAAGAAAAAATAGAAA